TAATCTCATAGTCCTGCCCCATCAGCTCGGAGCTCTTCTTCAAAGCTTCCGGGTCAACAGCCCCAGCAAGACTATCATCTCCACCGTAGATGCCCAACTTAGCCCACGCCAAATCGGGATCGCACTTAAAGCCTCCAATCGTCGTGTTGCGCCAAGCGCAATAGTCAATGAAAGCCGTCAGCACGGAGTTAAAGTCAGATGTCTCAAGCGAGCCAGATCCTCGGCCATAGCCCGAGAAATACTTGCGTCCATTCTTGGTCACGCCAGGAATGGCAATCTGCTCATTCATCGCCTCATTCACCTCCGCGTGATACTCGCGGCTGAAGAAGCGGAGCATACAGATCCGCTCGAGAAGGCGCGCCCGGCGCTTGACATGCCCGTCAAACCTAGAACCGTCGGCCAAAACTGAGTGGCTTGCGTCAACCAAGATGTCGCAAACTCTCTGAGCACACTCAGCAGGCGTCTTAGCAAAGGCGTACCACGCCTGCTGCTTCATGACGTCATTGTGGAAAGCATACATGTATCTCGAATGCTTCAAATTCGCAGCCGGTGTGTTCTGCGAAATGTTGCGCGGGTCAGTTGGCTTCTGATAAGTCTCAATCTTGACAAAGGCATCCCACGCTGGCTTGGTGGCGAAACCAGTGACTTCCGCCTGACCAAGTTTGACCCTTTGGGAAGGTCTTGCCTGCTTATTATGAACGTACTCATAGTCAACAGGCACTCCAACATGCGGCGTCGGAATCAGACGCTCAGCAAACTCAGCCATGTAACTGGCGAGTGTCGGGGGGACGGGCTCTTCGAACTTCTTGTCCTGAAAAGCTTCCACGCGTCCCTCAATGCAGCGGTTGTCCGAAGACAAACTCGCGGCAAACGCATAGCAGGGCCCGATCAAAGGGGACCCAAATCCTGCTAGCGGCACGGGCGCGTCGTAATCGTGTTTCGCAAACCAAATTGGAACCATCGACTCCGTCGGAGGGTACACCACAGGAGGACTGTGGGGAATCACGCTACGCAAATAGCTCGTGATTATGGCAGCGTGGCCAGGAGGCAAACGCTCGGTCGGAAGACCAGTCGCTGAACTGGGAGCAATATTGCTGGCCACAGTGGAAGGAGCAACCACTTGTTTAGCCACTGTCGCAACAGCTCTCACAGCGTCCAGCTGTGCCATGGGCAAGGTCACCGCTTCGTGGCTACCCAACATGGCCACAGAGCGGCTCATGCCTTGCGGCGTCATCACGTCCAGGATCACGTGATTGTCCGCCACCGGCATGAGTCTCTTCAACTGCTTCCCCTCGATCACAAGAGAAGTAGGCACAATTGAAGGCATCTCATATCTCCCTATCAAGGACAGGAGAATGAGGCAATGGTGGTCGTCCAATTTCTTGCGATCAATGTGGTACGCACACACCACTTTCGTCAAGATCCCAACGTCCTCCACCAGAATAGTATCCCCGGCATA